CACGCTCATCGTCGCCAATGGCGATCTGATCGGGATTCACTTGCAGGCCTGCACGGACGTTCAGTACATCAGTTTCGGGGTGGAACTATGAGCAGCTATCTCGCCAAGAAGTATTTGGTCTACGACAACAGCACTCTCGCCAACTTTCTGTCTTGGGGTTCGGGCATCAGTTCCGCCATTGCATCGATGGGATGGATTCAGGGGAACGACACCGGGCAGGTGGTGTTTACTGCCACCGTCATCACCTTCACGCAGGTAACCCTGTCTGGCGCTACGGCGGTCTATGCCTATAGCAGCTACACCGGACCCGCTCCCCGCGTCGGGATGAATATCATCGTCAGCGGATTCGTTTCCGGTGGCAACAACGTGGCGGCCAACCTGACGGCAGTCAGCGGCGGAGCCAGCGGCACCGTCACCTTCGCGTTCACCACGCAGTCGAACGAAACCCACGCCGGGAGCGGCACCACCACCGTCAGCACGGCCCCTGCCAGCAACGCCTTCGGGAAAAACGAAATCTGGAAACCGGGAGACGGCGGGCCTTCGTTCTTTCTCAGAGTCAGCTATGGGAACACCAACGCCAACGGTCCTCGCGTGCAGATGCAGATCGGCAGCAGCACGGACGGGGCATGCACTCTGACCGGATTCACCACGCAGGTATTCGAGACCATCCGCAACGACATCGCCTCCGGCGGGGCCACTGTGCCCTATGAGTGTATCTTCAGCGGCGACACCGATAGAATCGGCATGATCCTCTGGCGGCAGATGGGAAGCGCTTGCCACGCTCACTGCGTGGAGCGCACCAGGAATGCCGACGGCACGAACAGCGGCGAAGGCGTGACTCTGCTGGTGGCCGGGCCCAACCAGGGAGCAAGCTTCAACACCGGGATGCAGACGATGGTCTTCGGCATCGGCGCGGCCCCGAAGACCGGGTCCAGGGTCTTCAACTCGCCGCATGACGGCGTCGATGCTAGCTACGCTTTCAACGGCAAGATTCCGATCTTCCCGGTGTACCCGCTACATGGCCGGGTCGGCAATCCGATGACGATGGCTGCATGGGTCCATCACCAGGAAATAGGCGACGGCGCTCTCTTTACGACTACGCTCTACGGATCGCCCAGGACCTATATCACCGCCGTCAATGTGCTGGCGGGCTGGCCCAACTTCTCCTCCTTCTGTCTGAGGTACGACTGATATGGCGATTGCTGCTTCCATAGGGAAGACCGCCAGCAACGCCACGGCAACCACCACCCTCGCGTTCGCTGCAACGGCCATCGGTTCGGGCTCAGACATCGTGGTGGCTATCGCCGTTGCCGACATCAGCATCACCGTCACCGGGATCGCGGACACGGCGGGCAACGCTTTTTCGCAACGCACCGCGATCAATGGCACCGGCGTGCGGACCATGATCTGGGAAGCGCAGGACGTGATCGCCAACGCCGCCGACATCATCACCATCACTTTCAGCGGAGCCACCCTGGCGTCGGCAGCCTTCGAGACCTACACGGGAACCGTTGCGCAGACTGCGGTCAACGACTACGCACCGCATGTCATGACGGACAACGTGACGCCCGCGCCCTACGTCGCTTCCGCCCTGAATGCTTTCAGCGGTCGCGACCCGTTCAAGGCATTCAACGGCGACTACTTGGGAGGGGAAGGGGCGGAAGCGTTAAACAACAATCAGGCGATGGGCACTCCCTACAACTCCAGGTCGCAGCAAGGGACGGGCCCGGTTGCCTACCCTCTTGGCGTGTTGGCCGGGTCGCTGTTGGTCTTTGCTGCGGGCTCCGAAGGCGTTGTCGATCCGCTGACCGTAACGGACACCCTTGGCACCTCCTACACGAAAGCGGTTGCGTACACTGCGAATGCCAACCACATCGCCATCTATTGGGGCATCGCTCCATCTGCCGGGGCTAACACCGTTACAGTGACGGGGCTAGGCACAAGCTTCGCGGATGTGTCGGTAGCTGAGTTCGTGACCAGCGGCACCGTGACCGTGGATACCACTGCCACTGCGTACGGCGCGGCCAGCCCGGTGATCGGCACCATCGCCACTACGACAGCCACCCTGATCGTTGCGATACAGCGCAGCTTCCACACCAACACGTTCACCGCGAATGCGCCCACGGTCCTGTTGAGCCAGCAGAACGGAGGGTCTGATGGACAAGCATTAGCCTACCAGCCGATCAGCGGGGCCGGGACTAAAACCGTTTCCATTGCCATGACAGGCAGCGCCGACAACGCTCCCCAAACACTGGCCGCGTTCAACAACGTCACCGGGCCGCGACTCATCGACATACTGCCGATGGCCTATCTCCAAATCGATTTGGGCACCGCCTACTCTCCGGGGAGTTATGCGATCACGGTCACCAATTCCGCGCCCTACGGGTCGGATCGGGCACCGAAGACATGGGAACTGCGCGGCAGCAACGACAACTTCACCACGTACACCATGCTCAACGCGCAGGCCAGCCAGACCGCATGGGCACCCGGCGAGAAGCGTACGTTCACCATCGCCTCGCCAGGATCGTTCAGATATTGGCGAGTCCACATGACCGCGAATAATGGCGATGGCAGTTACACGGGAATTCTGGAGCTGAACTTGTTCGGCAGCGGGCTACTGCTGGCCACGCCGCAGGTCACGGACACCTCCACGGACACGGGCCAGAACCCGAATGTGTTTGTGGGCGACATCCAGGAACGGGGCAACTGGATCGTGGGCGCTTTGGGCTTCGTCTGCAATTCCGGCGACACCGTGGCGATCATGGACGGGACGCTGCGGCAATCGGTCGTTCCCGCGTTGGCCAGCGTCGGCGTGGCCCTGGTGGACAACGCCGGGATATCTGTCAAGTCCACCATCCCCGCAGAGGTCAGGATATCCGCCTCGCGCAACTGGGCTGCGGCTGGCCTGGAATTACGGGCTGGAGGATCGCTGATTCTCTACGATCCGGTTGCAGTCGAGATTTCAGCGGTAAGCGATGGCACAATAAACTATCTCAATTTCGTGATGCCCGACTTCAATTCCGGCGGAGCAACAGGCGCAGGAGGCGGGCCTTCCATGCATGGATGGAGTTATTAGGATGGAAATCAAAGTACCCTTTCTCAAAGAACCTGTAGGAGCTGGCGATCTAGTGAAAGCGGCTACCGCTGCGGTCGGCGTCAAGCCCTGCACGCCATGCCAGAAGCGCGCAGAAACCATGAACCGCATGCTGACGCTCAAGCCACGCACCGATCTCTGGACGGCACCGCCCCACATGCCGCCGGGCTGGCGGCTCCACAAGGAGTACTCCAGCCCGAATAAGATTATCCGGCTCTTCGTCAACGATCAAACCGGCGGCAGCGTGATCCTCGACATCGTCGGCGATCAGTATCTGAACTACCGGGGGTTCTGCTGCGGGACGCTGCGCGAGCGAGCGGAGCAGAAATGGGAGGAAGCTTGCCGCTCGCTCTAGACTGTACGTGCTCGCCCGATGCGGCGATTTGCAAACTGCAAAGGTTGGTCTTCCGGCTGGAAGTCACGATTCAGCACGTGGGCATCACGCCGGTTGGCTCACTGCACACCCTGCGGCTCTGGGCGAACAAGGCCGATCCGGCTGCACCTTATATCGTTCTCGACGTCGATACTGGCTCCTACGAATACGAGTTGCACCCACTGGAAATCTGGGCACCATTATGGGCAACATACTCCGTGGAACTTTCGAGCGATGCCTCTCTGCTTCAAGTCCCAGCACCGCCATATTCCTCCTACGAAATGTTCCGCGCCGGATACCAGATCGACCAGGAATACGGGTGTCTCAATATCATCACGGGTGAGGGCACCAGTTGGATTATTTCGAGTTATACCAAGCGCCCCGACGAACCCACGAAATGCGAAACCGCGCCGGGTGATCTGCGATCTCTGTGTTATGCGGGCAAAGGCGTCAACAGTTTGTTTTATAAAAGCACGCCTTTGGGAAGCTGCAACGGCTGCTCGATCAGCGACTATGATTTCCAGCCGCCCATCGATACCACCTCCGCAGTGGACGTGAGCAAATCGGGCGGTATCTGCATCTGCGCGACGGGCGGCACCGGCGATTATCAGTACTCCATCGCGTCGGGCACACTTCCTTCGGGCCAGAGCTTGAACAAAGATACCGGCTGCGTGGAAGGCTCTCCCGACCTGGAGTTCCCCGGCACTCCCGAAATCACCTGGATGGTCACGGATTCCGGCAGCAATCACGCCGCTGGCGAGTTAGTCACCATCGCCGGGACATGTTGGGTGGACGGCACCCAAGTGATCTGGGCTTCTGGCGGGTTGTTCTTTGCGGCCATGACAGGGCACTTCATAACGATCAACGGCGAGACAAAGACGGTGATTGCGGTGCAGGACCAATACGACTTGACGGCGGCATGATATGGCGATCAAAGCTGAATTCGGCAGCTATACCTGGAACACGACGCCCATACTTACGGCAGGGTTCGTCCAGCACGACTTCGTGGCTGGCCATGCGATAGTAGTCGGCATCTCTCTCGCCGACACGACGCAGCACGTCGTCTCAGTCACGGACACCAAGGGCCACCTGTATTCCTTCCGCTACGCCGCGACGAACACCGGCGTCCGCACGGAACTCTGGGAATGCCAGAGCACACTCGCGCAGACCAACAACATCATCCAGATGACGTTCAGCGCAGCCACTGTTTTTTCCGCCTGCTATGAGGCGTATTCCGGCGTGTACGCGGAACCTTCCCTGATCACGCAGAGCGTGGCCTATGGCCCCTCGCCGTACGGGACGCGGCTCTCTGGCGGCGTGGTCACCAGCAACATCGCCAGTTGGGGCGTGGGCGTTTTCGGTTGGGCGTCCACGCAACCAGACGTGTTTTTCTTCATCGACCAGGGAACGCTCCGGCAGGAGATTCCTCACGATAATCCGGTCGGCATTGTCGGCGTTGGCACCGTCATTGTGGATGTCCATGGATACCCGATAGCGGGCAACCCGGTTCCCGGCTATGGCATCGATCCGCCAATCGGTCACGTCTACTGGAGGGGGGCCAGCGTCACACCGCTTGAACCTGTCTACGGTGCCGCAGTGGTTTTGGAGTTGCGCTCTCCCGGCGGGTTGACTCCAGGGACCGGCGTGGGCGGCACCGTTCCGCCGCATCCGCCCTACCATCCTGATCCGCCCGGTTCGCGGGTCGCGTGGAGCTACAGCTTCATCGTGCCGGATTCCGGCGGAATAACCGGCACGTCTCCCCTCTCCGCTGCGGTCACCTGTAAATACGTCGGGGCCGGGTGTTCAGCGCCGAATAATGAGTTCGGCAATGTGGCTCATTGATATGCTACAAGCCCACTGCCTCTGCACGCCGAATCCGAAGGGTGAATTGTGCAAACTGATCCGGCTGCTACTGACGATCAAGGTCGATGTTACGAACGTCGGCACCATCGGGTCTTCGCGGGCCACCCATCTAAAAGGTACAGGCGAGGACTTCTATATCTCCTTCGGTGACGCCGGATACTCTGAAGTGGATTTGGCCATCGGCAGGTTTGGACCGATTTGGGATTCGCTGTACCTCCTGCAATACATGGACGCCAGCCTGTTCCAGGTTCCATCCCCACCCGGATCGCAGTATGAAATGTCAACCGTCGAGGTCCACATCATTCAGAGCTACCGCTGCACCAACCTCGTGGACGGCTCCATCAGGGATATGCCCCCCATCGATTCCGTGCCCGCAGCCGGGGGCGAATCGCGGTGCGAATATGGCGGCGAAACCCGTGGGAAGGTGATTTCCTTCACCGGGGGCTTTAGCACCTACTTCTACAAAAGCACGCCTCTGGGCCAGTGCCTGAGTGGAGCAGTAAACCAGACTTCCGGCGGATTCTTCCCTCCTCCCGATTTGTCGCAGTCGATCACGTACGACGGCATAGGCGACAACTGCATTTGCGCGACCGGCGGCTCCGGCGATTATGAGTTCAGCATCGTCGGCGGCAATCTGCCTTCGGGCGTAGAGTTGGATCGCGATACAGGTTGCTTCCACGGCGAGCCTGACGGTGCCATCCCCGGCACATACGAGATCACGTACCAAGTCATCGACCGTGGCGGTGCCGGGAACTCCACCAGCTTTTACGAGGTGGGCGGCGTCTGCAATATCGGAGGCAGCGGCGGTAAGACGGTGACCCTGGTCAGCGGTTTGCCGTTCGATAGCGGCGGCTGGGTCGCTGGCGACAGGATTATCTTTGCCGTGCCGAATGCGTTCGATGGCTCCGATATTTTCCACGAGCGGTACATCGTCACCATCACTTCCGGCACGGTTCTGACGATGGACGAGGTTGTCAACGGGACCAACATTCCCGGCGGGGCGTCAGGCCAGTGGGCCAATGTGGGCTGGACGATGCGGATCTACGTCCCGACTGGTGATCCGACTCCTCCCCAAACCGCCACGGTTGTGTGCGGCTATTTACCTGGACCCTGCGTGACCAGCGCGCCCAGCGGGAACTTCTTTTTGTAGCCACTTACTCTCCAATTTGACACCCGTTTGACACTGTACTGACGTCAATCGCGCGTCAATCGCGCGTCGATTTGACGCCATACTGTCGTCAATAACGTGTCAGTTTGACGCCTTTAAAATCAATCACTTAGCCCTTGACATCGAAAAGTAACGGGCGTAGTATTCGAAGTGCGTCAAAGCGGCGGCGCTTAGACCTAGCGGGGGCGACCCGAACAATTGGACTAACTCATACGGGATACGTGTGTCCGTCAGGCGGAGAACTTTGTAATGAAGGCACAAATCGAAAAAAACACAGAGCGAACCGGTCTCTCGATCCGCTCCGATATCAAGGCCGCGATGGAGAAGCTGCGCATCTATCGATGCCGGGAATCCGGCGGCTACGTCAGCCTGGGCTGCGTCTTCGGCGAGGCCGCGCTCTTACTCCTGGAGCGCGAGGGTATTGATCTCAACAGTGGCGCTGCGGCGGCCCTACCGGCCAGCAAGCCCGTCAAGTCCGCGAAGCGCAAGCGGGTGATGGCGAAAGCATCATGACCGATACTGCGCTGGGCAACCACTACGCCTGCGACCTGTGCCCGCGCCTGCGTCGTGAACATCCGCGCAACCTGGGCAGTAACTGGCTCGATGGCTACTGGGTCTGCGTGGCATGTCTCAATCTCTACTGCCGCAAGCTGGTGGCCGCCGGAGGGAAAGTGTATGTCACTCGACCATGAGCTGCGGCGCAGCGGCTTCACAGCCACCGACATGGCTGCCGTGTTGGGCGTGGACGAGCGCCGCGATCTGCATGCGCTCTGGGCGCAGAAGGTCGGCGGTCTGATACCGGACCCGCCGACGTGGCGCATGAGGTTGGGCCTGTATCTAGAGCGCGCCGTGATCGGGATCTACACCGACTACGTGGCGAAGCCGGTGGAGCCGCTCTTCGACAAAACGTATCGCCATCCGAAATTTCCGCACGTGCTGGCCACGCCGGATGCGCTGGTCGGCACGGACGGCGGAGTGGACGCCAAGACGGCGAGCTGGGACCAGCGGCACCAGTGGGGCGAGACCGCCGACGATATCCCTGAGCGGGTCCAGTTGCAGGCGCTCACGTGCATGGAAGTGATGGACCGTGACTACTGGGACATCGCGCTGTTGAGCGGCGACCAATTCCGCGTGATCCGGCAGGAGCGCGACCGGGAGTTCGGGCTCTTCGTCTGTACGGAGGCGGAGAAGGTGTGGAGCCGCTACTTCGAGACCAAGGAGCCGCCGCCCATCGGCGGCAGCAAGGCGAGCGCCGCGTGGCTCCAGAAGGCCTATCCCAAGCACAAGCGCCCAGACCTGCGCGTGGCCACCGACGAGGAGATCGAGGAGCTGCGGCGCTACGGGCGGCTACGGGCGGAGCAGGGCGCGCTGAAGAAAGAACGCGACCGGCTGGAGAACTGGCTGAAGGCCGCCGTCAAGGAGCGCGAGGGGCTGGTCTGGGATGGTGGCCGGTTCACCTGGAGTTTATGCAAAGACGCGCACGTGCCGAACTGGGAGGCGCTGGCGCAGACGCTGCTGACCAACCATGTCCGGTTGAAGGACGGCAGCGGCAGGGACGAAGAGACCATCGCCAAGCTGATCGAGGACCACTCCTATACGAAGGCCGGGACGCGGCGGGTCTGGTTCCGTTCCGATGAGAGCTTTGGCGACGAGGAGGAGGAGGCGGCCAATGCAGCCTGAGTTATTCACCAGTCTGCCGCTGGAAGAAATCCTGGCCAACGAGCTGGCAGTGGAGCGGAAACGCAACGCGGACCTGATGCGCAACATCCGCGCGCTCTTGGCGCGTCTGGGCGAAGAGGGCGTCTGCACGGGCGCGCACTGCGGCGCGGCGATCTACTGGGTGCGGCATCCGAACAGAGTCCTGACGCCCTATAGTCTCGACGGCCAGAACCATTTCGCCGACTGTCCTGACCGCGATCAATTTCGAAGGAGAAAAGATGGCTGAAGAGAAACCACAGAGCGATCCGCAGCAGCCGCTACTGGAAGACCCGCCCGACATCGACAAGGATGCCGTGGTGGAGCAGGCGGTGCAGGCCATCGCCACCACCAAGCAGCCTAAGACGGTGCGTGACCTGCTCCAGGGCAAGGAGTTCAAGGACGCGCTGCGGGCGGTCCTGCCGCGCGCCATGCGCCCTGACCGGTTCGTGCGCGTGGCGCTGACCGCCATGATGCGGACACCGGATCTGGCGGAGTGCAGCCGCGAGAGCCTGTTCAAGGCGCTGCTCGATCTGTCGAGCTACGGCCTGGAGCCCGACGGTCGGCGGGCTCACCTGATTCCGTTCCGCAACAAAAAGATGTGCTCCTGCGGCCACGAGATGGACACGCACCGTGGGCAGGACTGCTCGCGCTGCGAGTGCCGCCACCGGCGCACGCTGGTCGAATGCCAGTTGATCATCGACTACAAGGGACTCGCGGAGCTGGTACGCCGGTCGGGCGACGTGAGCTACATCCACGCCGACGTGGTCTACGGAGCCGACGAGTGGAGCTATGGCTACGGCACCGAAGCGCACCTGCGGCACAAGCCCAGCATGAAGGATCGCGGCGAGCGGGTCGCCTTCTATAGCTACGTGCGACTGAAGGACGGCAGCGAAGACTTCATCGTGATGAGCCCGGTGGAGGTGGACAAGATCCGCAAGCGCAGCAAGGCGAGCGAGTCGGGCCCGTGGGTGACGGACTACGACGAGATGGGCAAGAAGACCGTGTTCCGGCGGCACAGCAAATGGCTGCCGCTGTCGGTCGAGGTGCGCAAGGCGGTCGAGAGCGAAGACGACGTCGAGCCCGTGGACATCTCCGGCTGGGCGGAGGTGCTCGAAGAACCGAAGGCGCAGGAAGGCCTGCCCTCTCCGGCGACCAAGCTGCGCGACCGGCTGATGCCGGGCAAGGGAGAACCAGCGGAGGCCGGGAAATAAATGGAAGCTAACTTCGACCCGCGCTGCGAAGACCTCGCGCGCCTGTTCCTCGAAGACCAGGGGCCCGACTACACGGAGGAGGATGTGCGGTCGCTGGCGCGCACTATTCAGGAGGCCATCGAGAACTGGCCCAGAGAGGATAGCAAGTCATGATCGACAACATTCCACAGAAGACCATGGAGTCGCTGCGGCGCTACATCTCGCACGGCCTGCCGCCGGGCCACTTCGTCACGGCAGTGTTGTGTAACGATCTGCGCGGAGCCGTGACGCGCGCCGACGACGACAACGCCCACGCCCTGATCGACATCGTGCAGTGGGTTCACAGCCACGCGCCGATAGCCTGCTGGGGAAGCCCGCAGGCTGTACAGCGCTGGCAGATTCTCAAGCGGCGCGCGGAGCAGCGCGAGGAAGTGAAGGGATGAATGAGCTGTGCAATTCTGCTACTCGAAACAGCCAGCGGGGAACCGACGGAGTTCGATGGGAAGTACGTCAAGGCCTACGATCCCACGTACGTTGACCCGGTCTTTGGCTATGACGGCGGGCTTCTCGAAGTCACCGACAACCTGCAAGAGGCGATGCGGTTCGGTGACGTCAGTGACGCCTTCAAGAAATACCGGCAGGCGTATGGCCTGCGTCCAGACGGCGAGCCCAACCGGCCCCTGACGGCCTGGACGATTACGGTGCAAACCATCCCCAAGGAGATAAAGGTATGAGCCGTTCACGTCGTCAATGGGGCGAGGACTCAACAGTGCGTGTTGAGTTGTCGCAGGGTGCGTCCGTCACCCTGAGCTTCAAGGGGAATCTGTTTGATCTGACCCCGCTGGAGCGCGGTCTAATCGAAGCCCTGTCCAGCACGGTCCAGAGCTTCAACATGGATGAGGAGGAGCACCCAGACGAGGAGGCGCAGCGTGCCTGAAGCGGTGCTGGTCACGATCATCATCGCTGCGTTTCTGTTTCTGATCATTGATATCTGGCGCGAACGCAATAGGCGGCGGCGATGAAGCTGCATCAGATGGTCGAAGACTTCGCCGACAAGTGGGGGCCCTCACGGCCCCGAACGTATCAGGCGTTCGTGTTCGAACTCCGCGAGCTGCTGGAGGCCTACGGGAAAGCGGCGCTGGCTCACGAGAGCCTGCCCGACACGGAGCATGAGCATGGAGATCCGGTGTGAAGCTGCTCTCGCTGCACGCGGCGATGCGCTGTGAATCTGCGAAGACCGGGCGCTGCCGATGCAGATGCGCTGGTCTCCTTCATGGGGCCCAGCGCGGTCTGGACGCAGCGTTCTTTCTGTCGCTGCCGGAGGACGATCCGCACAAGGCCGTGGAGCGGCGCGTGCGCAAGAAACGGGTGCTGAAACGGGATCGAGTCCCGCCGCTGTTTGAAGGACTGGAAATATGATGGCCACTCAGGATGCGTTCGATTTCGATGAGCAGCGCGAACATCTGGAGCGGGTGTCCTCGCGGATCGCGCGGGCCATCATCCAGTTTCTGCGCGGGCACCGGCAGTTCCACGCGGACGAGTTGCGCAAGTATGTTCTGCAAGAAGTCGGGATCACGGCACCGGGCAGCGCCGACCGCATCCTGCGCGATCTCCGGCAGCGCAAGCTGATCGACTACAAGGTCGTCAACCGGCACGAGAGTTTGTACGAGACGCTCTGGATCAAGGGCGACGAGGAGGTGTGATGGGAGAACGGCAATACGAACCAGTACGGCGCTATTTCAGCGACAAGGAGCTGGCGGAGATGCACGAGGCCCTGGTGCAGTGCGTGGGCACCGTCAAAGATCTGCGCGCGGAGAAGACGCAGAGCAACGCCACGATGAGCGCGGCAATCAAGGGAGCGGAGAAGAACGTCTGGGATTACCAGGAGAAGCTGGCGAACGGCTACGAGGTGGTCGATATCGAGGTCATCGCCATCATGGATACGCCGTCTCCTGGGATGAAGCGCGTCATCCGCGTGGACACGAACGAGGCCGTGCGCGAGGAGCCAATGACGGCGCGCGAGCGGCAGGGGTCATTCGGATTCGATGAGCCGAAATAGATTTTGGGCATGGTACGGCAAGGCGCGACTAGGTGGGGCACGGTAGGGCAGGTCGGGCGCGGGTCGGGAGGGACTGGCGGGGCGCTGTCGGGCGGGGCGAGGCAGGCGTGGCACGGCGAGACGTGGCATGGCAAGCAGGGTCCAGGCGCGGCGCGGCAGGCGTGGGATGGACTGGGTGCGGCATGGACGGCGAGGTGCGGCAGGTTTGGCGAGGGCTGGGCAGGCGAGGGAAGGACTGGCAGAGTCGGGCACCGCAGGCAAGGACCGGGATGGCGCAGCGAGGCCGGGACTGGCGTGGCAAGGTCTGTTCCAGTAAGGGCGGGTGTGGCAGGTATAGCTTTTGAGCTGGCGAGGAGTGGCTAAGGCGAAGGCCATCTCGTTAGCGAAAACCGGGGCTATCTTTCAACCCGGTGAACAACCGAAAGAAATTCGTACAAGGAGGTTGCATATGGCAACCACAACAAAGAAGTCTGATAACGGAGCGGATGTGCTTGAGGGCGGCACGTCCAAATCAGTAACAATTCAACCGGTACGTTTCGAGCGCGCCACTTTCAAGCTGATCGCGGCACGTGATGTCCCAATCGTCGTCCATCGGTTTTCGGCGAAAACAAAGCAGGAGATGAAGGCCAAGATGGAGGCTGGTAAGGCGGCATCGAGCAAGAAAAACCGCGAGCCGAAAGACACGGACCTAACCTTCAACGAAGCACGGTATATCAGCCGTGAAGGGTGGGACGGGTTCCATGCCGGGTCACTCAGGAAGGCGCTGATTTCAGCCTGTCGGCTGGTCGGCTTCAAGATGGTGCTGGCCAAGCTCAGTGTGTTTGTTGAGGCCGACGGTGTGGATGCGCAGGAGCCACAGATCCCGCTGGTGCGTATCCGTGATTGCGAAGCAGTCAAACAAGAAGACATGGCAAGGGTCGAGACCGGCCAGCCGTATGTCACGATACGCGCCGCATACCATGGGTGGACAGCACGCCCGACGATCCGGTGGGACCGGGATCAATTCACGCTTGACGATGTAACCAACCTTCTATCGCGGGTCGGCCAGCAGGTTGGTCTTTGTGAAGGTCGGCCCGATTCCAAGAACTCAGCGGGCATGGGCTGGGGTCTATTCGACATCGAAAGGAGTAACGGAACACCACATGGCAAGAACTGAGATCACGGCAGAACTCCGCCGTATTCAAGAATCCAACGGCGGCTTACTGCGCGCGATTGATGTAGTGCGGGAGGCGAGCGTAGTAAGCTCGCCTCTCCACGGCCACTTTAATTGGGACGACACAGAAGCGGCACATCAATGGCGATTGCAGCAGGCCCGTCAACTAATTCGCGTGACCGTCGAGACTCTGCCCTACGACGAGCCACAGTACTTAGTGAGAGCTTTCACAAGCCTGACGCCCGACCGCTTAATTGAAGGCGGCGGCTATAGGGCAACCGTGGAAGTTCTGCGAACTCCAACAGAGCGTCAGCAAATGATCCTGGACTGCCTGGAAGAGTTAAACCGGCTCAAGGTGAAGTACCACATACTCACCGAACTCGCTGCCCTCTTCAAGGCTATTGATCGAGCGCAGCGAACTTATGGGCCACCGCCGCCACCGCAGGATTACGACAACGGCGATCCGCTAGCGCCGTAAGAGTTTGGGGCGTGGTGAGGCAGGGCGGAGTGCGGTCGGGTCGGGCTAGGCGTGGCGAGGCAGGCATGGATAGGCCAGGACTGGCTTTGGGCGGAGATGAGGGGCCGGGCAAGGCGCAGCAGGTTCGGGCTGGCATAGCAAGGTCCGCGATGGTTGGGGAAGTTGGGGTATGGCGCGGCAGGTGTGGCGCGGTGAGCTACGGAAAGGTGCGGTCGGGCAAGGCGCGGAGCGGGCTGGACTGGTGCGGCAGGCGCGGACAGTTGCGGGAGGTAAGGTGAGGCCGGGTTGGGCGCGGCAGGCAAGGTCAGGCGAGGTACGGCGGGAAGTGGAGCGGACGGCACCGGGATGGCAGGTATGGTGAGGCATGACGAGGGCTGGCGAGATTCGGCCTGTTAGGGCGCGACACGGTGAGGCAGGTCAGGCATG